GATAAGTGGTTTTGTAACCTGTCTGATGGGTTGGATCGCGAGACATTTCTTTACTGTTTTCTTTAAGAATCCTCTTAGAAGAAAACAAGTAAAGCGCTCTATTTCCAACCATCTCATTGAGACGTTCAAGGGTGTGAAGCTGGAAAGCTTACCTAAGATGTTTAAACTTCATCTTTGCACTTATTTCTCTCTTGGAAACAACCAGGAAGTCCCACCAGGTGGTGAAGACTTGGTTTTCTTACAACTATTTCCTAAGGAGACTGGTATTACAGTCACAAGGAAAAAGAGTGGAAAACTAATTCCTAGTTGTCCCATAAGAGAAGTAATAGCAGATGAATGTTTAACATCAAACTATAAGCGGAGGTTACTTCTATGGGATCTTATGCAATGTAAGTCCCTCTCTAACCCTGTTCCTGATGTTTTTGTATCGGAGGCTTATATGAAACATAAAGCAACTGTTACTAAACATGAAGAGACTCCACTTCGCTTAGTCAATGAATTTCTTGACTTTTGTGAAGAGTGGGTCTCCGATGTGGAGAAGGAATATAGAGATAAGACTTACCTAGCAAAGTCTGCATCCTACTATGATTGTTCACTCGATCCTAAGTTAGGACACTTTGAACTAACTCCTGAATTTCAAGAGTGGTCCAATGAGTTCTACCAATCAAGTTTTCGGCAGACTGCTAGATCCCATAAATTCGCAGAAGATACTATGGATGTGCAACGGAGATCTGGAACTAGAAGGAATTTCACTAGATCTAGAGGTGGGTGCCATTCTGCAATTTTAAATTGTCAGAGAACTAAATCATCCTTGTGGGTGAATAAAGACTCTACAGTTTCAAAACCAAGAATGGAACCGGTTTCCACAATTCTTTGTGGAGCTCCAGGCATTGGAAAGTCAACGATTATAAATCGTGTGTGTCGTCTCCTCAGTGAAAAACACTTTGGATCAGATTGGAAAGGCAGATGCTTTTTCCGAAATGAAACAAGTGAACACTGGGACGGGTATAACCCGGACAGACACTTTATTACATGTGTTGACGATTGGTTTATGCGTAGGGGACAGTTTAATGAGGAACCGTTTTCGGAGTTCATTAGTACCATCTCAACGGCACCATACCAACCTCCAATGGCTGACCTCAAGAACAAAGGAAAATCCTTTTCTTCAGACTATTTCTTAGGATCAACTAACAATGGTCACTTAGTCGCTGGATTACCACGTCCAGGTGAAGGTATCAATGAATGTATACCCGATTCTGGAAGTGCGAATCTAGTCTTAAGTGCTTTTGTCACGAATCCCGAGGCAATAGTCCGAAGAATGATAGGTTCTCTGTACATCGGTCAGGTAAAGGATAAATTCCTAGAAGGGCAACCTTCTGGAAGGTATTATTACCTTTGGAGATTTGATGGAAAATCTTTCAAGAGGTTTGGTCCAAAAAGACCACTCAGCTATACAGGGGTTTGTGATTTAATTACACATTACCTCTATACTAGGTGGGTTACCTCAAGAGAGACTTTCCAAAAGCTCCATAAGTCTTACACACCAGACTGGACCCAGGAAGTGATGAAAACACAGGATGGTACTACTTTAAGTTATACCTTTCCCAGTTATCCACCCCCAGGTCCTGCCTATGTTAAGACAGCCGCTGTACTTGAACCTCTCAAAGTTCGTATGATCACTAAGACACATCCATACTCCTGGTCCCTCAAGCCCCTCCAGAAGACAATGTTTAACTGTCTTAGGAAATACGATTGTTTTCAGCCCTGTTTTACCCCCGAGTATGATCTACGATCACTACTCAAACGTAACATTGGAAAGAGGAAGAAAGATTTCTCCTCACTTCAATTGATTACGTGGGTGCAACTGATAATATAAACCTAGACATAAGTCAGGCTTTATATCAGAAGTTGGCAAAACGGTTGGAAACACGATTTCCACAAGTCAGTCGAGCATTGCTTTGGGAGACCCAACCCAAGTATGTTGTCTATCCAGAACATAGTTATGCTCTCGACGGAAAAACACACAAGGTTGGGCTGGACTGTGTTCTACAGACACATGGACAATTCATGGGAAGTCTCATGAGTTTTCCTTTATTGTGTCTGTTGAACGCATTCCTGGCTTGCAAGGCTACAAAGACAGAGAGTCTACATGAACTCAAAGCAGCGATCCATGGTGATGATGCCTGTGCCCTTTTAAGGGACTCAGAGCACAAAGCCTGGATGAAGCTTGGGCCTAGTGTAGGACTTTCTTTCTCTGTTGGTAAGACATATCGGTCTAAGAACTTTGTTTCTATAGATTCTAGAATCTATTCTACAACAAGTATTGCTCAACCTAGGAAGCTACAGCTTCTTAGGACTGGGAAATACACTGCCGCAGTTAGAACAAGTTCTAAGGCCCGTCTTACACCAGAAGTCGTATCGATTGCGATCGAACAAGGTGGCTTTGATCCAAAGGTTATTTCAATCATCAATTCTGAGCCTCTTTCTCAG